CGAATCAACCTCTGGAGATATCAACATTGATCCAGCTGGTGCAGGTTCAATCAACATCACTGGTGATGTCAATGTCCTGGGTATCCTGACTGCGACAACCATCCAACTCGATGCGTTCCAGAAGAACGATACTTCTATCGCTCTGGATGACTCAGGTGCTAACGGCACTATCAGATTCAACACTGATAATGTTGAGGGCATGCGCCTTGACGCTAATCAGAAGTTGGGTATCGGCACTGCCGCACCTAGACAGAGACTTGATGTCCTCGACACTGCTAAGTTTGAGAGACTCGATGTAACTGGCGTATCTACATTTGCTGAGAGAGTTGACTTCAACCTTAGCATCGACGCAGTTGACGCTAAGATTACTGCAGGTGTTGTAACCTCGTTGGTCGGCACATATGCCACCATTACTACGGTTGATATCGAAACATTAGATGCTAAAGATGTCAACATCACTGGTCTTGCGGTAACAGATACTGTTGGTACTGCCGCAACGATCACCACAATTGACGCAGAATCTCTTGATGCCTTCGATGCCAAACTTACTGGTATTGCTGTTACAAACGCAGTATTCACTGGTATTGCAACCTTTAAGGATGATGCCAAATTACACTTCGGTGATGATGATGACCTCTCCATCTATCATGATGGTAATAACTCATACATTGATGATTCAGGAACTGGCACACTTGCGATCCGTTCTAATCAAATAGAACTTCAGAAGTATACTGGCGAAACTCTCGCTAACTTTACTGCTGATGGTCGTGTCACCTTACACTACAATAATGGCATTAAACTTGAGACACTAGCAATTGGTGCTAGCGTTCGTGGTGTAACTCAGACTGGAACACTTGATGTTGCTACTAATGCAGACATTCATTCAACTCTAACTGTTGATCAGGGCACAATCCTTACAGGAATTGTAACCAGTTCTGCTGGTGTTGAGGCAATCAACATTAATGTTTCTGGTATCCTTACCACTAACAACTTCAGAGTTACTGGAGTTTCTACGGTCGCAGACATTACAATTGGGGCTGGTTCTTCATCAACAAAAATAAATACTAACAGTGGAGAACTTGTTCTCGATTCTGCTGCTGGTCAGGTAACTGTCCAAGACAATCTGAGTGTAATCGGTTACGGTACATTCCGTGACGGTCTATATTACAGATCAGATCAAGGTGGATTAACTGGTATTGGATATAGCGGACCTAACGGTGTCGCATTCTTTGAAGCGGATGGAAGACTGGTCAGTGGTCTTAGTACTGTAGGGTTCTTAACAACCTCTAATTACATGCTAACCACGGATGAAAACAATATTCCAATTTGGTCTAATAGCGTTGACGGAGGTACATTCTGATGGCAAAACCAACTACTAGACAGGAACTCAAGGATTACGCTCTTAGACAACTTGGGTATCCTGTCTTAGAAATAAATGTAGCTGATGAGCAGGTAGATGATAATTTAGATGACGCTCTTCAATTATTTCAAGAGCGTCATTTTGATGGCGTAGAAAGAGTTTATCTTAAGTATAAGGTGACCGCAGATGACATCAAAAGAGGCCGAGCAAGGGGTGCTAGCGAATCTCTTGGTATCACTACTTCTACTACAACATCTGGAGACTTTGAAGAGAATACAAATTATCTGACTGTCCCAGATTCAGTTATTGGAATTGAGAAAGTACTTTTGTTTGATTCTAGCTTCATCTCCAACAACATGTTTAGTTTCAAATATCAGTTGTTTTTAAATGATGTAGCTTTCAATCTTGGATATAGTGGTCTTCTCAGTTATGCAATGACTAAAACATATCTTGAAGATATTGACTTCTTAATGACAACAAATAAACAGATTAGATATAATAAGAGAAATAATCGTTTGTATCTTGATGTCGATTGGGGATCTGTAACAGAAGGAACATACATAATTATTGATTGCCAAAGAATTATGGATCCTGCAAATTACGCAGGTGTTTATAATGATTCTTTCCTTAAAAAGTATTTTACATCTCTTGTTAAAAGACAGTGGGGTCAAAACCTCATCAAGTTTCAAGGAGTTAAACTTCCAGGAGGCACTGAACTGAATGGCAGACAAATTTATGAGGATGGTGTAATGGAATTGCAACGCATCGAAGATAGGATGCTTTCCACATATGAAGTCCCACCTCTTGATCTTATTGGATAATGGCGTTAAATCCCTTCTTTCTTCAAGGATCTCCTAACGAGCAAAATCTCATTCAGGAGTTAATAGACGAACATCTAAAAATGTTCGGACTTGATTGTTATTATATTCCTAGAAAAATGATTGTCACTGACGATGTTCTTGGAGAAGTGCAATCGTCAAAGTTTAATGATGCATATATTTTAGAAGCTTACCTCAATAACTATGAGGGATATGCTAAGGGTAGTGATATCATGACAAAATTTGGTATCAATCTGCAGAATGAAATTACGCTAACGGTTTCTAGGGAGAGGTATGAAGATTTTATTGCTCCCTTTGTAGTCACACACAACGCAAAAAACGCTGGTAGTGATATTGTTTTTGGAGAAAGACCCAAAGAAGGAGATTTGATTTACTTCCCATTGGGAGAGAGAATATTTGAAATCAAACATGTAGAGTTTGAGAATCCATTCTATCAATTGGGTAAAAATTATATTTACGAACTTCAATGCGAACTCTATCGCTACGAAGATGATTATGTCGATACTGGAGTTATTAGTATTGATGAAAGAGTAATGCAGGAAGGAGAAACAACAACAGTTATTCTTGCAGGTATTGGATCCACAGCTATTGCTGTCGTTGACTCGTTTGCCAGTCAAGGTGCATTACAACAAATTTTCTTAAATGATGATGGATATGGTTATACTTCCACACCCACTGTTAGTATCGAACCCTCTCCTGCTGGTGTTACTTCATCTAGGGCAGGTGCATTCGCATTTACAACAGAAAGATCAGGTTTGTATTCTGTTGATCAAGTAGTCCTACAAAACCCCGGATTTGCATATACAGAGGCACCAGCATTTACATTTGGTGGTCCTGGTGTAGGTGCAGCTGCAACAGCATCTCTTACAAACAGTGGTATCACATCTATTAGAATTACAGATCTTGGTACAAACTATGTAAGTGCTCCAATTATTACAATTCAACATCCATCTAATGTTGCTATCGGAACCACTGGCGTAACAGTCGGTAGTAAAGCGGGACAAATTCAAGCAACTGCAATCTCTATTCTTGATGGAGATAGCATCAATAGAATCTTCTTAACTAACGCTGGTTCTGGTTATGAAGCAGCACCTATTGTTTCAATTGGAGACCCACTTTCTCTTGGAATTGGTACATTCTTCTTCAACGAAAGAGTGGTTGGATCTCTGTCTGGGACTGAAGGATATGTGAAAGAATTTAATGAGACTGACAGAAAGTTAGAAATCTCAATAAATAATGGCATATTCTATCCTGGTGAATTCATTACAGGAACAGCATCTTCAGCCAGGTATCAAGTTCTAAGTCATAGTGGAATTGACACGACAACTAAATCCACTTTCAATGATGAGTTTGAAGTTGAGGCAGAAGGTATCCTAGATTTCACTGAAATTAATCCGTTTGGTACTTTCTGATGTTAGGCACTTATTTTTATCACGAGATCCTTCGCAAAACGGTTATTTCGTTTGGAACTCTATTCAATGAAGTACATATTCAAAAAGAAGATAAAAGTGGGAAAACTATCAGTGATATTAAAGTTCCATTAGCATATGGACCTAGGTCTAAATTTCTAGCAAAAATAGAACAGCAGCAAGAGTTAGCAAAGGCTACTGCTATCACTCTCCCAAGAATGTCTTTTGAGATGACTAGTCTATCTTATGATCCGACAAGAAAAACTTCAGTAACAAAAACATTTAAAGCAGTTGACGATAAGGATAGGGTAAAGAAAGTATTTCTACCAGTTCCATATAATGTTGGATTTGAACTTAATATTATGACAAAATTAAATGATGATGCCTTACAGATTGTAGAACAAATTTTACCATTTTTTCAGCCATCATTTAATATCACAGTAGATTTAATAAATTCAATTGGAGAAAAAAGAGATATTCCAATTGTATTGGAAAATATTTCATTTACAGACGAATATGAGGGCGATTTCTCTTCGCGAAGAGTCTTGACATATACTCTAAATTTTGTCGCTAAGACATATCTCTTCGGTCCTATTGCCGAAAGTACTGATGGACTGATTCGGAAGGTACAAGTTGATTACTATTCTGATACTAATAGACAAACGGCTAAGCGTGAAATGAGATATACTGCTGAACCAGATCCAATTACTGCAGAACCTGGAGATGATTTCGGGTTTAATGAAACTAGTACTTATTTTGATGACGGTAAAAATTATAGTCCCACCAGACAAGAGGATGTATAATGGATTTCAAACAAATAGACGAATCTTTAAATACATCTAGCGAAACTATTGATGTTACTCCGATCAAAAAATCAAAACCAGAACATTTAACTCAGAATGATATTGATAAAGATTATAGTTATACCAGAGCTAATTTATACTCTTTGATTGAAAAAGGTCAGGAAGTATTGAATGGTGTGATGGAACTTGCTGAGGAAACACAATCTCCTAGAGCATATGAGGTTGCTGGTCAGTTACTCAAGAATGTTGCTGATAATACTGACAAATTAATGAAGTTGCAAAAAGATATTAAGGAAGTCAAGGAAGAAGTAAAAGGTCCTTCAAGTGTAACAAACAACGCTATGTTTGTTGGTAGTACTGCAGAGTTACAAAAAATGCTGAAAGAAATGAATAAGAAAAAATGAATGGGTTGGATCCTGAAGAGTGGTACTGCAGTGTCAATATCGGGATCGATGAAATACGGTTCATGTATTCTCACTTAGAGTATTCATTAAAGATGTGGCCTGGGTCTCCTGCAAGACCAGTAGAGGAGCAACAATTTCTTATGGATATGAAAGATAAGTATTTTGCTATGCTAATGGAATATAATTTTTCTGAAAAATAAATAGAAGAGCCATGCTTCCTTTCAATGCCAGAAGAAGTTAAAAAAGAAGACCCTAAGAAGAAAGGTCTTCTAGGTAAAATTAAAGAGGCAGCAGATGACAAAGAAGAACAGCTTGCTATTCTGTCTACTTTTGTTAGGCTCGGCATCCTTGTTTGGTCTGGCGGAATACTCACGCTGGCATACATCAAACTTCCACCAGCACTTGGAATTCCTGAACAAAAACTAGATCCCACTTTTATTGCCAGCGTCTTCACCGGAGTTTTAGCTACTTTTGGTGTCCAGGCAGCGAAGAAAGCAGGAGAAGGTGGTAATGGTGGTGGTGGAATCAGTAAAGCAGATATGGAAAGATTGATTGCTGCTGCAGCACAAACTGCACCCGCTCAAACTATTCGTATTGAACAAGCACCAATTCAGTTCATCACAAAAGATAGCGAACCACCTGTAAAACCTACCGTATAAGCTCAACACTAAATAAATAGTTAGATCAGGTTCTAAATTTTTAGGCATGGCACTATCATATTCAGATATTTCTGACTTCTTAGCAGAAGGAAAGAAAAAAAAGCCTCTCACTACAGGAGACTGTGATGCCCCTAAGGTTGATGATTCTTCTGTAAAAATTACAGAGGGA